TGCCGATACGGATATGATCGCCGTCTTCCATCAAAACTTTAGTCATAGCGTAAGCTAGGCCATAAATTTGATAGATAAAACGTGTGATATATAACGTACCACCTTGGTCATAGCTAACTGGAGTGCCGTCAGGCATTGCAGGAGCTGCGTTCATACCAAATAACATTACTTCTTCGTGATAGTTACGTGGAATACCGGTTGTTTGTTCAACAAAACCTTTCCACTCATCGTCACGTTGCTCATATACACCATCAAAGACCTCGTTGATAATCGGTTCGACTACCGCACGAAAGTCCGTACTACGCATTGGGGTTGCCATTGCTATTTCCTTTCGTTAATTATACAGAGACCGACGGAGCGGCAAATGCATTGTTAGAGATCTGAACTTGAACGATAGTAAATGCATCGCCCCAAGCGTTTGTGTTTCCTGCTGGGTAAGCTGCTTCGCGGCCTAATCCAACAACACGAACTTGACCTTGAACGCCAGTACCAACTGCTGTTGCAAGCAACGCAGTAGTAGAGAAGCCTGATCCGCCGATACCGATAGTATAACCATCAGAAACAGTAGAACCTGCAGTAGTATCAAAGTTGTATTCAGTACCTACGGCGCTAGTAGTAGCAGAACCGTTTACTTGAATTTCATAAACTAATGCAGGGTCTGCAAAAATCCAGAAAATAACTTGAGTTGAGGCGGCTAAAGCAACTAAAGAGATTGACTTCGCAACTGCGCGACGACCATCTGAGTTAGTGTACTCTACACCGTCAAAAGAACCGTAAACTTTACCAGATGCTGCGGCTTGGTTTGCGAGTGTAAGTTGGCCTGTTGTAGTGATAGCTACTGGAGTGTACTGGAAAAAAGATTGACCAGAAGACAAAGAGTAGTTAGCACTGTATGAAACGCCGTTTGAATATGAGTTAGTACCGACAAAAGGTACTGCACGATCAAGTCCACTTGGGTGGTAGGCAGGTTTCAGACCAAAGGGTTGAAATACTGTAGACATATGTCTATTCCTTTGTGTTTAAAGTTAGTTATTGAAAACGAATGTTTTTACTTGCTTTTGAAGCATCTCTTTCCATTTCCAAAAGTCCGCCTTCCAAAATACTACGCCCGCCCTTTTTACCATCAGCGGTGTCACGAACATTAGCCGTGATATTTCGTTGGTGCTCGAGGGGATCCTCAAGGTGCAACAAATGCATAACTTCTTGATAGACATCTTCAGGTAACTTGAAGAGAATCATTTCATTACAAGTAATACAGCCTTCAAACTTGCCCGAGCTCATTTTACCTAGTCCTTCAAAGCCTTTACCTAAGTCACTAGCTTTAACTGGTTCATAACCCAATGCCATACGTTTGTCGATACTGTCATATGTATTGGTGGTACTCAACCAACACAAGTGCATTCCTGGGATTGCACTTCCCGGAATATCAGGCAACGCACTATTTTGCCATTTATCTCTGAACGCATCTAGGCGTTCGCGATGTGCGATATCATCTGAACTGGCCAATGTAGACCTGTCCTTTACTTCTTGTACTCTATCAGAAATGCGATCATCTAAGTCGCGAGTGATTCGATTGTTAGCCATTATATTTATCCTTTATTAGCGCGGTCATACGATGCGTATGCGCGGATCATTTTATTTCGTTTATCTGTGTCGTCCCAAGCACCAGCATCCTTAATCGCATTAACACGATCACGGCTTAATGTGATGGTATTAGGTCGACCTGTTGATGTATTCGCTACACGGCTCGATGCTGTAGGTCCTGAGGACCTTTTGGCATTCTTGCTGCCTGCTGTATAACGATGTGGTAATCTTGCAGCTAAACGATTATCAAGCTCATCCCAGTACTCAGAATCCGCTGGATCCCAACCATCTGATGCTAACTCTTGATCAATTACTTTGGCAATTCTACTATCTGTATCACGAGCTTCTGGGTCATACCAAGAATTCTTCTTTAACCAGTGGGTTGCTTGTTGTTGAACCTCAGCAGCCATAGGTGTTGGAACATTTTGGGTAGGACGATTAGCTTCTTCTAACTGTTTCTTTTTATAATGCTGTACTTGCAGTAATCTTTGTTTTGCATCTGTTAATTGATCTAAATACTCAATTTGACCTGCAGCATCATTTGCTTGGGCGGCCTGTAACATCTTCATCTTTGCATATTCGACTCTGGTGGCTTCATCTTCCACGGCTTTGTCTATCTGTGCAAAACGAAGCGATGCAGCGCCGTTTTCTAGTTGAATTAGGCGTTTTGCTAGGTCTTCGTTACGTTTTTCTAGTGCACTAATCTTATGTTTGGATGATGCCTCACGCTGTTTTGCTAATTCTTTCTTTAATCTGCGCTCTTCACGACGGGCTTCACGGATTTGTTCTCGATCACCATCTTCGTTGCTAGATTCTTCAGAACTTTCTTCTTCACCTTCTTCATCACCTTCTAATTCTTCGGGATTCTCTTCTTTTTCGTCGACTCCGAACCCATCATACTCTTCGACGTCTGAAGCGCTAAGCTTTGCTTGTACGCTTCCATCCTCATGTTCCTTAATAGGAATATTTTTCTTTTCTTCTGCCATTTTCTATCCTTTATACAAAGTTAATCTACAAAACTTTTCATTTTTTGAGCGAATTCAAATGATTTAATCTTAGAGATGATTTCACGGGCTTGCAATGTAATAAATATCACTGCACCTTCACCGTCTTCTGCATCTACTACGTAGCGATCACCACCATACTTGATAGTTCTCACTAAATCACCCACTTCACACCAGTTACCTTCAGGCCAAGGCTCTAAAGTATCTGGACTCTTGTATGCCAAAGGTCCAATTTGGACTACTTTTGCTACAGTTTCGTTAAATTTCAAAGTTTGGGTTGTTTCCTCCACTAAAAAGATACCACCCCGGCTTTTTGTCTTCTGACGACGTAATTGTACAAGTACACGGTCTCCAGAAATTTCTACACCCGGATCGATTGTGGGAAAACATTCAGCTTCGGACCTTAAATCCGCCTCTGCATTGCTATTATAATCTGCTACTATAGCCATACGGCCATTCTCCTTGTACCATACGGTACTTAGTTGTTTTGGTCTTCATCATCCTCTGATAGGATGCCTTCGATTAATGTGAGAGATTGTGATAATCCTTCACAAGTACCCAATAACCTCTGATATTGTTCAAAAGTTTGGATGTGTGTACCAGAAGCTAACGCTTCTTTAGTATTAAATTCTGCGGCCTTAATCCTCTTCAGGATTTCGCCTATTAAATCAACCATGCGATATTCTTTCTATTGCTGTATATTATTACTAATACACAGCAATAGTTATATCTGCCCTAATATTTATTACTTTTTGTAATATTTTCATGCGCTGATAATATTTGAAGATTCCAAGGAACATTTAATCCCGATACGTTTTTACCTTTTAATGGAACAATATGATCTACATGTTGCTTCCAAGGGAAAATATTTTCTAATGCTTTAGCCATTTCATAAAATTCTTGAATTTCATTTCGTTGGTCTTCAGATAACCAGGATGGAGTTCTATTTAATTTGTCAGCTCTTCGTTGATTAAAATAATCATTGACCTTATTGGCATTGTTTATTTGCCAAAGTCTTGTTGTTTGTCGAGCTTTTTCTCTATTGGATTCTCGGCATTTAGCCATCCCAATATTTTGTTTATCAAATGCTTCCGGACTATACCAAGATTCTGTGTATAGTCCATCTTTTAAAGGTCTATCATATCTGTAATGATGAAACCTAAATCCATCATCCCGATATTCGCCTCTTTTAAAGCTTTTTCCAGTTTGCGGATTACTTCGCTTCAATAAAAATTTCCGCCACCGATTTCGTTTAGATTTTTGTCTGGACCTACCTTAGAACCTTTAGTTAATTTAACTTGTGCGGCGCCAACTTTCCAGTTTTCATCACGGTGGGATCCGGATTTACCTTTTTCGATTTCTGTTGTTGCAGTGTCACCAGCGTAGCCTGGGGTACCTGTCATTTTATATGCTTTCTTGTAACCTACGTTCTTATCTACTACCATGTTTATTCTCCGGATTGTGGTGCTGGTTGTGGTTGATTAGCTTGCATTTGTTGTTGATGTGCTTGATCCATTTGTTGCTGTTGTGTTTGAGCTGCTATTTGCTGATTTTGTTGATCAGCTTGATGTGCCTGTTGTGCTTGCTGTTGTGCTTGCTGTTGTGCTGCTTCAGCTTGTTGCGTAAATGCTTGTTGTTGTATATCAATACCATGCTGTCTGATATCACTAGCTGCTTCTTGTGACGTCATGAACGCTGTAGTGTCTTGCTCGTGTTGCATTTGTAGCTGACTTTGTGATAATTGAGCTTGAGCTGAAATTTCTGCAATACGTTCACGAGAAGAGTTATTGATATCTGCCATTGCAATGTTTGTGGCGTTACGTTGTGAATCAATAGTTGATTGTGTTTTATATTTAGCTTCAAGTTCTTGCATTTTTTGTTGCAATTCAGCAATTTTAATTTGATACTCTTGCTGTTGTGATGCTGTTTCAAGTTGCATTTTAGCCTGAGCTTCTTGAGCTTTACGTTGAGTCTCAGCCGTTTGTGTTTTAAGGATAACTTGAGCCGTTGGATCTGCATCTGCAGCAGCTTGTTGTTGACCTTGTTGCATCTGTTGCATTTTTTGTGCAAGCTCATTAATTTTTGGTAAATACTGACCTAGGATCTGAGTGGCATCTTGATCAACCATCTGAGCTGCTAGGGCCAATGCTTGCTGAGATTCAGCGTCCATTGGACTTTCTTCATGCAGTTTAAATACATCTTTACCACCGGCTGCATGAGATACATATGAACGCATTGATTGCAAGTAATGTAGCGTTAAATGTTGTTTCAAATGATCTAACATAGGTGGTGTTAATGTTGGCCCAATTACTGGACTACCACCATACGCTGGATTATTTGTGTATTCCAAGTGTACTTGAATATGTGCTAGATGATCTTGGTCTGGGTATGCTGCGGCCGGACGACCCATTGTCATGGATACGTTCTCTAATGCTGGATTAGATTCACTTGCACCTTGTGGGTTTGGTAATATCTCATCAATTGCTGGAACCTTGAGTTGTTGTAAAACCCTACGATAAGTTGCCCGTAGGTCAAACATGTTTGGTGGGGCTTCCCTAGCAAGCTGTAAAATTGCTTGGTTTTGAGCTAGGCGTTGTGTTTCTGAAAATATGTTAGGGTCTGAAACTGGGCGGACATCATTGTTGTTAGCAAAGTCTCTAACTTCAATTTCTTCGCCTGATTCATTATCCATCTCATTTAAGTACCAATGATTGATACGTGAGATGATTGCTAATGACTTAGCTTGACTACGATGTAATCGTGCATGAATACTAGAGAATACCTTGGCACCTTGCTCAATTAGTGCTTGTGCAGTACCAACTGGCATATTGTTATTAGCTTCGCCAATCTTCTCTTCTGCTGTTGTTACTACTCCCTTAGCTGCATCTGTCAACCATGTTAATAGGTTTAATAGTGTACTTGATGGTGGGCTGAATGGCATTGGCATAGCCAATTTACGCACATCGTCTACACCCGGAGCGCCTTCAATCTCTACTACCTGTGTCGGTTCAATACGATCTGCCTGACCACCAATACGACCACCTTTTAATTTAAGTAATGTTTGGCTATTATTAATATGTGCTGAATCCAACAAAGCACGTAATGCACCAGTAAGAGCGGCAGAAAGACCGCCAATGAGATGAGGTAAGCCAA